TGGCGCAATAGCAGTATTTGCAGTTACGCTGTATGGCGATGATGAAGCCCAAGGCGAGACATTGTAGGCCTCGCTTTGCAAGATTAAATTCGTCCGCTGCTCCTCAATCTCCAGCCCCAAGCTCTCGCCCGTGACCGGGTTGTGCTCAAACCGTGCCACACCGCTTGCTGCTGTTTGCAGCACAGGGATGTAGTTGGTGATGGGGGCTGAGGTCGTTGGGGTGTAGGCTGTGACGGTGGAGCGTTGCTCGACCTGAGCGCCCCAGACAAAAACAGACTCAGTGCCTGCCACAAAAGACTCAAACCTTGCGGCTGTTGCACTTGTGATTAAGGCCAGTTGAACTGCAGTTGAAAACGTTGCAGAGCTTGTAATGTCTGCTGCGATACAACGATACCATCCGTTGCCTACAGACTCGATTGAGGCTGTGCATCCACTGGTGCTTCCGACTGTTCCAGCATTCAGGTCGAAGTTTGCAAAGAATGTCCCAAACGGAAGAGATGGGGTGCTGTAAGAAGTGATCTGCAAAAAGTTAGACCCATTCTTTTTTGCATACACACTAAGCGTGTACTTCAAGCCGCTGATTACCGGAATAAGCGCGGGGTAGATGCCATGCGCACCAGTGCCAGTTGCAGCAAACGTATCAGCGGTAGTCGTCCCGTCAGGAGCTGCTGTTGAATTTGCTGTAGTGATGCTGTTGTCACCACTCCATAAATTGCACTCCTGACTCCGCAACAGCAAATTCTCTTCAGCCTTAGCCACTGTCCTGCCGTCATAAAACGTGGCAGTGCTGGCTCGGGTAAAGGTGATGCGCGGGTCAAGCTGCTCGGTGTTGGCGAAGTCCAGCAGCAGCGAGGGACGGATCGCGGGGCGCACAGGCTCGTTGCCCAGCACCACAGCAGACGCAGCAGCCGCAGAGGCAGCAGCAGCGGTGGCTTGAGTGGTTGCTGTGGTCGCGCTGGCCGCAGCCGCAGTCGCGTTCGCGCTGGCGTTCTGAATCGCAGTGATGTTCGCAGCGTTCTGGTTGATGTTGGCGATGTTGGTCGCGTTGGTGTTCACCGAAGCGATGGAGCCAGACACCGTGTTGACGCTGCCAATGCTGCCAGCAACCGTGGTCACGTTTGCCGAGACACCCGCCACTGTGGTGACGTTGCTGGAGATGCCAGCGACCGTGGTCACGTTGGAGGAAATACCCGCAACCGTGGCCACCGATGCAGACACACCAGCCACCGTGCTGACGTTGTTGGTCGGGGTAATCTGGCCAGCCACCGTGTTGATGTTGGTGGCGTTGCTGTTGACAGCGTTGACGTTGGAGATGTTCGTGCCGACAGCGTTGACGTTGGCAATGTTGGTGGCCACCGTGCCCACGGTATTGGTGCCCGACAGGTTGGCAGCCACCACGGTCACATCCTGGCCAGCGCCCAGTTCGCCAGCGACCGTGTTCACGCTGGCGATGTTGGTGCCCGTGCTGTTGACGTTGGCGATGTTGGTGGCGACCGTGTTGATGTTCGTCGCATTGCCAGCCACGCTTGTGACATTGGAGCTGATGCCAGCCACTGTGGTCACATTGGCAGAGATACCGGCCACGGTGGTCACGTTGCTGCTGATGCCTGCAACGGTGTCGATGTTGGTCTCGTTTCCGGCGACTGCCACCACCTGATCGTCAATTGCAGAAACGGCGGCGATGTCATCGCGGATGGCGTACACAGCAGCCACCTCAGTGCGGCCCTCTGCGGCCACCGGGTTGCCGTTGTCGTCAAATGACAGGTACTTGCCAGCACGCACAGACGCACGGGGCAGCGTCATGTTGATGGAAGTGGGGTCGGTCTGCGGAGCCTGCATCGCACGCAGCAAGCCCTCGGCATTCTGTTGGTTGAAGATGGTCTGCTGGTCGAGCTCGTCGTTCAGCGTGTTGGCAAAGAAGTCGCCGCCGGTGGTGAAGTCGGTAGAGCGCGAGATGGTGCGGTTGCCGACAATGGCGTACTGGGCCGGGCTGGTCGGGGTCAGGGCCAAGCCAGCAGCCGTGATGGTCACCGATCCTGTGCCATTGCTGGCGATGGTCACCGTGTAGTGGGTGGTCAACGTCAGCAGGACATCGTCCTTGTAGACCGCGATGTCGGTGTTGGCCAGGATCTCGAAAGTGAAAGCATAGGGGCCAGCGCCGCCAGCACCGCTTGGTGCGTAGACTTGCCTGCGTGTGACGTTACTGATTGGCACTGACATGATGCATTCCTTCCGATTGAGAATTGTACGGTTTTAGTCCGGTTTGTAATAGAGCCCGTTGGCTTTTCGGAGCTCCTTGAGCTCATCGATCTTGACTTGTAGCCTGGGATCTTCTGCCTTGAGTATGTTCCTCGCGGCATCCATGAACTTGGAATGCACGCGCTGCACGGTTTTTTGCTGATCATCCAGCGACAGCAGGTCAAAGCCAGGTGTCTGCATGATGTTCAGGATCTCCTGCTTGGCTGGCAGCTCCTTGCCGTAGATGGTGATCAGCCGGTTGTACTGGAATGCATCCATCTCTACCCCGTCGATCTTGCGCTCGGGCATGCCGATAGGTGAGCCCATGCGCACAAGTGCATCGTCCACCTCGGAGAACTGCTGCGGTGTCACGCGAGTGGGCAGCACCAGCTCGTAGGCCGCGCCAGTGCCAGACTTGGTCGGCTCGCCCCACAGGTTAAGCGCCTCGGGCAGATCGGCGCTGAAGTAGGGCAGCCTGGATTTGTATTTGTTGAAGGCCTCAATGAACCCTTTCACACCCATGGGCAGCTCGGGGCTTGCTCTGGTGTCACGGTTTGCCGGGTCAGACAGGCGCTCGATGCCAGCCAGCAGCGAGCCATAGGCACCGGCAGGCGAGCCACCGATCACAAAACCGCCGAACTGTTTGACCAGACCGTCCACAATCTTCTTGCCGTCCACCTCACCCTGCTGGTTGGAGCCGATCAGCTTGGCCACCTCGGCCACGCCCTGGAGGTAGGGCTGCTCTTTGAGGTATTCGTACAGGCCATAGGTGCCGCCCAGGAAAACCTCCTCGATCTTGCTGGCATCGGGCTCATGCTTGGCGTACTCGGCATAGTCGGCAGAGATGGCCAGCAGCGCAGAGATCGGCTCCATGCCGCTGTAGCTGTAGTACTTGTCGCCGATCTTGAAAGAGTATGGCTGCCAGCCATCGCGCAGCAACGCATCGCGGTCGGCCTTGCGAGATGGGCCTCGCCCGGTGATGTTGCCCTCGGCAGCCAAGGCACCAAAAGTGGCCAGCACCGCAGAGCCCAGCGTCACCTTGGCCAAGGCCATGTCGCGGTACACGCCGCCCTTGGCGATCTCTTCGCGCCACTGCGATGACAGCGGGGCAAACGGGGTGCGTTCAATGACCTGCAGGCCGATGTTGGCCGGGGTCTTGAAGAACGGCACCACGATCTTAAGGGCGGGGTGATTAAATGTCCCCTGCAAACTCTTAAGAGCTGGCGGCAGCTCGGCGGTGAAGGTGCCCTTCTGGGAAAACAACACAGCGGCCTCGTCCAGGTCACGGGGCGGGTTCTGGAACAGGCTGATTGCCTCGGCCTCGGCTTTGGCCAGCGCATCTGCTTCTGGCATTCCAGAGTCCAGCGCCTCGCGGTAGACCGTCTTGCTGCGCCGAGTGATCTGGGCGTTGAGCTCCATGCGGTAGAGCACGCCCTTGAAGAACTCGTCCTCAGACATCAGCAGCCTGCCGGGCAGGGTGACGGCAGTGCCGTAGTAGTCGATGGCCTTGGCCAGCCACTTGTCCTGCTCGATGCCGAAAGCAGCCGAGCTGATCGATGGCAGCTCGCCACCACGCTGCGCCTCGACTTTGCTCATCAAGTCACTAGGCTCGTTCTTTCTGAATGCGGTAGCGGCCAGATCAAAGCCTTCGACCAGCCCGTTGCGCATTGACTGAATCATGGTCAACGCTTCGTCGTAGCCGATCTTCTCTGCCTCGCTGCCAGGCACCAGCGATTTCCAAGACCGCACCCCTGCCGGCAGCACATTGCCGTAGAAGGCAGCGACCACTTTCTCGGGGATCTGGTACAGGCCGAACAGGCTGTTCGACACAATGTTCTTGGCGTGCGATACGGGGCTGGACAGCAGCCCGTTGATGTAGGTTGTGAACCAGACATCCTTCACGCCAGACATCATCGACTTCTCGATCATGGAGTTCTGGGCCGCACGCGATTCCAGTGTCAGGTAAGACTTGGCCATATCAGACAGGGCCGCATCGCCGCCGTACTCGTCAATGACTTGGCGCACCACCGCAGCGTTCCCATCGCGGGGAATGCGGAACACGGCCAAAGCTCTGGCGGTCTCTGTCTGGATACCCTTGACACCGCGCTGGATCAGGCCGTGGAAGGCGATCTGCTGGCGCAGCACCAGCTTGTCCACATCGGTGGCGTTGCCGCTGTTGACCAGCTTGAACAGGCGATCCAGCTCGTTGGCGCTGGACTCCAGCACCTCCAGCGCTTTGTAGGTCTCGACGGCGTTGGCCATCATCTTGCCATCGCTGCCGATCAGGCGGGACAGAAAGGCCTCGTTGATGCCCGACTCGGCGGCCTTGGCCTTGATCTCGTCAAAGGTCACCGCCTTGGTCTTGATGTTCAGCGCGTCAGCCACGCCGCCCACAATGGCTGCGGCATCCTCGGTCTGGTAGCGCGACAGGTTGAACGGCTCATCAGGTGTGCCACCGGGCTTGCCCTGGGTGATGCCAAATGTTTGCCTGCGAGCGACCGCACGCTCGACCGTGTCTGTCAGGACTTGGTCAGCCTCGGGGATCAGCTTAAAGCGGCCAGCCTTGGCGGCGGTAGGCAGCTCGCCTTCAACGGCACGGGCGGCATCTGGCACCAGATTGCGCTCGGCTTTGGTGGCCTGCCGGGTGATTAGCCTGCGGATGATTGCATCGGCAGGGCCAGCAACCTGGGTGCCTTCCTCCATGCTTGGAGTGCCTGTCTCAGCATCCAGCGGGGGCTCGGCCATCATGTCCTGGGCCGCGCCAGGCATGGGCTCCAAAGGGATCTGATCGGCAGGTGTGCTGGGCGCAGCGCCCGGCAGGATCTGGCCTAGTCGTTGATCAAGGGGCTGTTGAGAGATGGCCATTACTTAGCTCCAGGCTGCAGAGCTTGACGGCCCTGTTTTAGGCGTTGCGGATTTCCGGTGGCAGGCTGGACTCCTCCAGCTCCGGAGGCACTCCCTCCGGGTATGCCAGCCCCAGGTAGTTCTCCCGTGTTACCGGAAGGTTGAACTGCTTGAGCAGATCCAGGACGTAGTCCGGCTCCTTCCCATTCTGGGGGTCTGATTCCACCGGCATTTCTGAAGACTTCATTGCGTGCCTCCTCAAGGGATATTTTGCCTTTGCGATATTGTAACCAGATGCTGTCGATCAAATCGACATTCTTGGCTTGGCTCTTGAAGGTATCAGGATACAGGCCACGCACTGCTTCCCAGGTGATTGATTGCATCTCGCGGGGCAGGATCCCGCGCTCTTGAGCGGCACGGCGATACGCCTCGGCATACAGGCCATAAGTGCCTTGCACGCCGGTGACAGAGCTGTTCTTCGGGCCACCCTCGCCAACCACGCCAGAACCGAAGTTGTGCATCACCTCGCGGCTGTTGCCAGACAGTGGGCGCAGCAGGCCAGCGGCCACCGCATGGGTGTCGATGGTCACATGGCCAGCCGGGTCTTGTGGGGCGTAGATGTTGTTGTAGAAGTTGCGCACCTTGTGCTGCTGGCCAAGGTTGCTGCTGATCGTCGCAAGGCTAGGGTCTTCCAAGATGACGATGGCTTTGCCGATCTCGTTAAGCGAACCCCAGCCAGTCTTGGTCGGTGTCTTGCCGTCCTGGTTCATGCGCAGACCAACGAAGTCACCCTCTGGGCTGACGATCTGATGCTCGCGTGGATTCTTGGCCTGGTCATAAGTGCGCAGCCACATGGCCTTGAGACCTGGGTCGTTGAGTTCTGCCAGGGTCTTGCCACGAATTGCGTCCACCATCGGGGCGTATTGCGGCTTGTTCCAGATGATCTTGGCCATCTCGTCCATGCTTGCGTCCCAGCGGGTGGTCTTCTGTTTGGTCGCAATGTCCAGCACACGCTGGCCCAAGCTCACGTTCATGAACCAGTCCTTCTGCGGAGACAGCACGGCCAGCACGCCAGACACAGCCTGGTCGGACACACCGTAATCATTGGAGAACCGGTCGGCAATGTTGCGTGCGCCGTCATACCAGAGCTTGCTGCGCTGGCGTGTTGCCTCAGGCACCTGGTCATGCAAGAAAATCAGGTTGTCCTTCACGCTGTTGATGAAGTCCTCGGCCTGCTTGTCGGGCGTGCGAGCCTTCGATGCAAAGTTCGGGTATTGCTTGACCAGGCCCACGTTGTGCGCAAATGCCTCGGGGTCTCGCTTGGATGCCTCGAGGTCGATCACCAGCTTGTTGGCCAGAGGGTCTTCGGTGGCTTTGACTGCGGTCGGCAGCCGGGTGCTGACCACACCAGGGCCAGGTTGCACAATGTTCAGTGGCCTGGCCGACTGCGGCACCACAGCGGCCAGCGGCCCGGTGCCTTCCATGATGGCGCGGTTCAGCTGCTTGCCGGTTTCCTTGGCCAGCGCTTTGCCAGCCTTCACGGTGCCAACAGCGCCAGGGATCATGCCAATCGCAGCGCCACCGGCTTGCAATGCGGCAGTGCCGTAGTTGCCCTGCTGTGCAGAAGTGACGGCCTCGCCGCCCATGCGCACAGCTTCTTCGGTCTGCAGGCCGGTGCCGAGGAAGGGCACCACATCTGCAAAGCCAAGATTTAGCGGCAGGTTGCTGCTCGGGCCACCGAGCATCGTCTGAGCGCGTTGGCGAGCCTTGAAGCGATCCATGCCGAAGCGCTCAAATCCAGCCTGCAAGAACTCGGCCATGCGCTCACGCACGGTCGGGTCATAAGCCTTGATTTCGCCCATGCCACCGCCAGCGTCCGACATGGTGCGCGATGGGCCAGCGGCCAGCTGCATGCCGTCCATGCTGGGCATTGCCTCTGCAGGCTGCTCTGCCGTCACAGGCTCAACCGGCGCGTCTGGGAATTGGACAGCGGTAAGAGCCGACAGGTACTTGTCTTCAATTGGGCTGTAGGCCATTACTGATCTCCCTCTGCTTGCTTGAGCAGCTGCTTGATGCGGTTGAGCTCCTGCAGCTTCTTCTTGTCTGTGCCTGCTTTGCGCTCAAGGGCTGGCAGCGTGTCGCGGGTGATTGGCCCGTTGACCCACTCCTGCTTTTCAAATACCTTGAGAGAAGCCTGCGCGGCCTTGGCGGTCTCGGTGTTTCTGCGCTTGGCAATGTTGTCTTCCAGTTGGGTCAAGATCTGGCGCGGGGTCAAAGTCTTACCTTCAGCCGCAGCTGCGGCCTGGATCTGCAGAGCCTCTGCCTGCAGCTGGGTGCGGCGCTTGAACTCCTCGCCTTTGGGGTCAATGACCACCACGCTGCCGGGAATCACCGGGATGCCTGAAAGCTGGGAAATGCCGCGATCAAGCTGAGAGCTCTCGCGCCTGTCCTCGCTTTGCAACAGCTTGAGCGCTGTCACAGCCTCCTTGCCTGTGATCCCTTTTCCGACCAGTCCCCAGATTTGCTTGGGGTCGGTGATCGTGTTGTTGTAGATGCCAGCAAGCAGGTTGAAGTTGACAGCCGCATTGCCTTCGCCGCTAGGAGCCAGCAGATCCTTGAGCGTGCCAATTGGCACAGACCCCTCTGGCAGGGCGGTGAGCTGGGCAATGAGCTGCTTCTTCTTTGGGTTGCCATCAGGCAGCGGGAAAATCTGCTCCAGCAAGTTGATGGCTTGAGCCTCGCTTAGCTTCTTGGCTTCTGCAGCCTTGGCGTCAGCGATTGACTTGCGGTTATTGACGGCCACCATGAAGTTGGCGGTCACCTTTGCGACAGCGTCAAAATCGTTGACGATCATGGATTGCAGCACCGGGCTCATGTTGCCCAGGTCGCCGCCTCGCAGCTTTTGCAGCGTGCGCTCTGGGTCAATCATGTTCTCATCGGAGATCAAGGCCTTGGTCACAGCGTTGATCTTGGAGGTGCGCAGCGCCGCCTCAAACTTGGTGCTGTACTGAGTTTGTAGCGCCTTGTCGCCCAGCAGCAAAGACTGCGTCAGCACGTTCTTGCGGAACACATCGGCCAGCTCATCAATAGATCGCTGCTGACCATTCGAGTCAGTCCAGCTGCCCTGGGAGACCGTAGCCTCCAGGAGCCGGACACTGCTGTCAAAGTCAGAGTCGAACTTGGCAATGCGCTGGGCCTTGGCCCGGTCGAGCTCGGCCTTGTAGGCTGCATTGAGCACGGTGTTGCCGTGTGTGGCCATGGTGGCCTGGAACTTAATCGAGGCCTCTGGGTCAATGCTGGCCAGCGATTTTGAGTAACCGTCCGACATGGTCTTGATCTTGGCGCCGACCTGATCGGATGTGGCGCGTCCAGCCTCCACATCTGCTAGCAGCTTGACCAGCTCGTTGCGGCCCTCAATCTCAAAGTGGCCAGACAGCTCTAGGCTGCGAGCCTTGGCCACAGCCTGGTCAAAAAAGTTGAGCGACCTGGTACTGACAGAAGCCATGTCGCCACGGCCACCAAAGCCCCACGGCATGCCTTCTTTGGCAAGCTGAAGCTGTTCAGGCGTCAGTGGGTTCTGCGCGGCAAATGCCAAGCCTTCCTGCTGGCGCATAACACCGGCAGTCTGGAAAGCGCTTGCGCTCATGCGGTCGAGAATCTGAGCCAGTTGCCCAGCACCCTGCGCTGCCACTCGCGGCGCGATGTAGTCCACACCTTGCTGCTGGGCCTGCACCATGGGCACACCGCCCACCGAGCGCAATTGCATCTGACCTGATTCGATTCGTTGTGTGGCCATGCTTATCTCACCTTCAAGTATTCAATGCCTGCCTTGGTGAGCGTTGCACCAGCGAGGATGCCGCCACTTCTGCGAGCTGCAGCTCCAGCAGATGAAAGCTGGCCAGCTTGGCTGCGAGCGGTGTATAGGTTGAGCATGTTCTGGTACTCAGTGGATTGCAGCATGGCGCTGGCATCCTCAAAGCCAAGCACCCGTGCGGTCAGCGCATTGAGGTCGGAGATGCCCACATCGCGCATGGTAGCCGCCACATTCTCGCGCTGCACCGCCTGGACAGATCCTTCACCCAGCACCACGCCGCTTGCTGCAGCCCTAGCACGCACTGCAGCGTTGGTGGCACGCATGTTCTTGAGCAGGGCGTTGCCAGCGATGGTGTAGTTCTGCGCCTCTATCTCGGCCTTCCTGATCGTGCGGCCAGCTTGGATGGTGGCGTACTGCTCGGCCATGTCGGCACGCACCTCGGCCACCGCAAGGGTGTCACGCGCCTGCAGCAGGTAGCTGGTCTGCTGGTTGATTGCGGCAGCTTGCTGGGCCTGGGCTTCCCCATAAGCACCAATTGCCCCAGCAATTCCTGTTATTTGTCCTTGTGTCAGTGCCATGTCATGTCCCTGAGAAAACGGCCACGCGATAGTCCAGGCCCAGCAGGTTCATCTTGACCGGCAGGTTCTGAGACACCTCGATGGACTGCTCGCGGCTGTAGCCCAGCACGCCGTTGACACGCTTGATGCCGGTGAACTCTGGGATTGGCGCGTCAAGCAACGGGTTGTCCAACAGGCGAAACGCAACAGGCTGGTTGTTGATGATCAGGTTCTGGGTCTTGTTGACCACAGCGCTGATCTCCACAATCCGCTTTTTGAACGACACCCGGCTGCCAGTCTGCAGCTTGACTTCAGCAGGCATGGTCTTGACGTAGACGTTGATGGGCAGGCCCACCTCGTAGCTGGTCGCAGCAGCGCGGTCGAATGTCACTGCACCGCCACCGCTTACGGTCTCGTTGTTCTGGGGCGATCCATCGCAGATCACGTTAAGCGACTTGCCAATGTGCGGCAGGCCAGATCCAACGCCAGCTGCAGCGCCGCCAACGAAAGCGCAGTCGGTGAAATACTCGTAACCGAACAGCTCGATGAAGTAGCGGTTGACGCCGTTGAAGCTGCGCCATGTCACCACATAGATCGAATTGACATCCACGCCCACATCAATGAAGAAGCCATCGGTCGTGAATTCAGACGGGCTGGTTACCTGCTGGCTGCGCATGATGCTGAAAGCGGCCATGCTACCGTCATCGGTGTTTGTCATCAGCAGAAGATCAGCTTCTTCTGTGCTGGATGCTTTGCGCAGGGCAACGCGCTGCGGCCCTTTGAGCAGGTGGCCGGACAACAAAGAGATCCGCTGGGTGATGTAGGTCGCCTGGGTATCGGTAAAGATGAACTCGTTGAGCGACTTGCCCTGGCGTTGGATGTAAACCGACCCAGAATCCACTGATTGCACGCGAGTGCCGGGCTTGATGCCGTTGCGGCTCACGTTCTTAAATGTGAAGGTGAGCGGGGTCACAGGGTCAGACCCTTGCTGCGGGATAAAGAACTCTCCGCCAGTAGTGAACACTTGGAAGTCACGGCCAGAGATGATGTCGGTGATGACGTTCAGGTCGTTGGTGTCCAGCGTGGCCTCGACCGCATCGTCGTCCAGCGACTCGGTAGGCACGAAGTCAAAGAACAGGCCGATCTTGCTGCCCCAGATTGTCGATGGCCGCGACTTGCTGCCGCCAAAGTACAGGCGGCCTTCATGGAATGTGACTGTGCGCGGCCATCCCTTGGCGGCAGACCAGACATCCTCGTAGTTGTGCTCCAGCTCCCAGCGACCAGCATCGATGGCCGTTGTGTTGAAGAACGGGTACTCAGTGACCGCCTCGACCACCGTCGAGGAAACGTAGCGCAGGATCCTGGCGCGGCCCTGGGGCTGCACGTTGACGTACTGGTTGACCGATTGGGTCGTCCAGGTCGTCACCTCGTAGTTGCTGGTGTTGTTTGGCGCTGTGGAAAATGGGACATCAACGGTGGCCACCTTGGTGCTGCCGACATAGTCCTCGATGAGCCTGATCTGGCCAGCTCCGGTGCCGCTGGTGATGGTGACATACATGCCGTTGTAGATGTCATCGGTGGCGCTTGCGGTGCTCTTGAGTGTGATGGTGGTGCTGCTGCCGGCCTGCGCCGCGCCGCTGTCGTGGTGCGTTGTCGAGGCCGTCAGTGTCACATTGCCAGACACAGCAGACGGGGTCAGCGTCGAGCCGTTGTTGGTGTGGAAGTCGATGTTGAATGCGTACTTTGGGGTCGAGTCAAACGTGATGGTCGTGGCCGTCCAGGCGCTGTCGCTAGTGCGGGTGATGCGCACCGGCTGCAGGTCTGGATGCACCACGATCAAGGTGTCGGCAGACTGAGTCCAGCACATGTCGTCAACAATGTCGCTGGCAATGGTCGTGGTCAGGTAGCTGTTGCCGCTGCCGTTAATGTTGGTTACCACAGCGCCGTTCTTGATCACATGCATGCGGTTGTGCGTGAAGCACAGCATGTAGCTGTCAGCGACTGAAAACTGGAAGGGCACCAGCCGCACGCCGTTGGCTGCGTTGGATGCGCCTGCAGAGGCGTTGGGCAGCTCAAAGATGTGCTTGGTGCCTGGCCTGCGGCGCAAGCCGCCCTGGGGCTGGATCAGTACGTTGGTGGCTTTGGCCAGGGCGTTGTTGTAGGCCTGCAAGTCAACCCGCGCACGAAGCAGCGGATCGAGCTCGCCCGTTGCGAAGTTGGTGGTGAAGTCTACAAAGCGCGGCATCAGTTCCTCACTGCGATCAGGCTGTAGTCTTCAATGACTCTGACAGGGTTGTTTTGGCCATCGATCTGAGCTGCGGTGCGGAAATAGCCTCCGCGACCATTCTCAGAGATGTCGCCAGTGGCCACGCGCTGCCACTTGGTGGCTTTGTCTTGTTGCTCGGTAACGGTCTCAGCAATGTGCCATGCCACCATGTACTTCAGCAGCTGCACAAAGTACTTTGGCATCGCAAACTCTTGGACTTGGAATTGGTAGTCAATGAAGACTTCAGGCAGATTCGTCAGCAGCTTGTCGCCCTGGATCTCCCATTCCTTGCGCGGGTATGCTCCCGGCTGCGCGGTGTCGTACACGGCGCGGGGATTGGCCAGCTTGTCGCCGGGCAGCTGGTACTCATATTCCCAGACGCTTCCAGGTGTCGTGATCAGCCTTGCCAGCTGCACCTTCTTCATCGCAAACGTCCACGGGTACATGACCAAGGTGGAGTCGCGGATGTCTGGGTACAGGCGGTCGCACACGCTCGACTCGTCGGTGCCGTCATTGAAAGACGAAATTGCCTTGGCCCCAATCAGGAGCAAGGCATCAGAGCAGATCGATACACCAGTGTCGCCAGCAGCCATGTGAACCTCTTAATGCGAGAAGGGCCAGCCTCCGAGAATCCCCAGAAGCTGGCCCGATTGCGTCAACGGCGATCAGTCGCTGTCGGTCGCGGTGACGGTCAGACCGTCAGTCACATCCACCACCGAGCCAGTGTTGGAGTTCACATAGACGATAGTCATCGCCGGGGTGCCGCCAGTGCTGGTGTAGCAGAAGATGATGTCGCCAACGCGCAGCAACGAAGCAATCGCGTTGAAGTACCCCGCAGTGTTGACATCAGCGATGGCGTCAGCCGTGCTGTAAGTGTGCACCGAAGGAGCGTTACCGGCTTTGGAAGCGCCGTGTGTGTTGAAGCCGTCAGCAATAAAAGCCATTTTGACCTCCTATTAAGCGGCAGCCGCAGTGTCGCGTGCTGTGATCTTGACGATACCCTCGGGGTCGATGGCAACAGCACCAGCAGAGAACAGGGCGTTGACAAGCCAGCTGGTCTTTTCTGCGATGTAGTTGATCTCGGTGCGAGGAGCGATGCCTTCAGCGTAGCCGATGGCGTCCTTGTGGAAGGCAAACAGCGTGCGGTCGCTTGAGCCGTCGATGGGCAAGCCACCTTCGGAACGGTCACCCAACACATGGAATGTGAAGCCCATGAACTGGTTGATTTCACCCTGCACCAAAGCCTTGACGCTGTTGAAGTCCGAGCTGGTGACCGAAGTCTGCTCGAGCATCGCGCTCAGGCTGTTTGCGTGGATGATGATGTTGCGGCCTTCGCTTGGCACGTTGGCGCGGTTCATCAGTCGAGCGGCTTCACGCAGCTTGGCGATGTTCATGTTGGTGTTTGCACCACCAATAGAGTTCGCCACGGTGCCGGTGCCGGAAGCAGCGTTCAGTGCGTCGAGGATCATCTGATCCTGGCGGCGACCGATTGCGTTACCGACCACTTGGACAAGCTCAGAGCGCTCATCAAAGTTGACCTTCTGCTGAGAGAAGATGTCCGAATACTCGGCGGCGTTGAAGTCAGCCAACGTGCAAGTCACGTTGGAGAAGCCAACGTTCATTGGGGTCACATCGGTCTGAGTGACGCGAGCGGTGGCAACGCCACGGCCCACACGGGGGAAACGTACAGTAGAACCTTCTACACCTCGACGCTGACGCACAGCACCCACCAGCATTGCTTTGCCCTGGTAAGCCTGTTTGACCTCAGCATCGAACAGCGTAACAAAGGCGTTCGAGAGAGAAACAGCCATTTTGATACCTCATTCGGTTGATTGATCAGGGTTTGTCGCCTCGGTGAGCCGGTAATCCGGGCCTGTGCTTGCTGCTTACGGGCAGCCACTCGTCAGCATCCGCTGCGGTTGGGGGTCGGTTTCCCGGTGGGCCTTGGCGCGATTGTATGGCTTTTTTGCCACAACGCAACAGAGAGGCTTGACTGTTGTACAAAAAAGACCCAGCCGAAGCTGGGTCAAGTGGAAACTGCCTTGCGGCAGCCTTGGAGAAAGTTGGCGATTACTTGGCAAACTGGTGGAACATCCGCTCGACCTTTTGCCGGTATGCAGGGTCGGTCTTGTATTTTGGATCGCCCACCATGGCGTACAGATCTTCCTTGCTGGGCGCTCCCTCAAGCGATGCGCTTTGAGTCGGCACACGGCCTTCATAGGCTTCGCGCACCTTCATCAGCGCCGTGATGCCGCGAGCGGTGCCGCCCATGATCTTGAACTCTTCAAAGTCGTCCTTCGACCAGACCCCCTTGTTGACCAACCCGCGAGCCCAATCGACCATGCCGTTGACGATTGCGCCGCCGTTGGGGCCGAGCTGCTTCATCTCGGCAGCCGGGTCAACCATATCGCCCTGCATGATCTCCTTGGCTTGGGTCTGCAGGTTGGTGACCAGGTCGTCAAAGGCCGCCTGGGACAGGCCGTTGTCCTTGGCCCAGCCCGTCAGGGTGGTGGCGATGGGGTTGGTCTCGGCCTGCTCGCCAAAGGCTTTGAGGTCGTACTTGCCATCGGCTGGGGCTTTGTGCTTGCCCTGGCTGATCTGCTTGCGCAGGTCTGACCAACTCTTGGCGATGCCTTCCAGATCGGGCTCGTTGGAGTCCTTCTTCCAAAAGTTCTCTGGCCAGAACTCTGGTCGCTCCAGGGGCTCGTCAGGTTCCGGTGCGCCTGGGTCTGCAGCCTTGTGGCTGATCTCTGTCGCTTGTGTGTTCGCTGGCTTGGTGTCGTCAGTCACTTGCACGTTGTCAAGTAGGCCGGCTCCACCGGGCTCGACGGTTGCTGTGTCGCTCATAGTTTCCTTGCTGAGTTGATCCGTACCTCAATGTCCCTCACCACCGTCCTCTGCCCTTCGGCAAAGAAGGCATGAGAGGGATCTGTGCCCGGTACGGCGATGGGCACATTCACATACATGTCGCGCAGCCACTGCAGCAGCTTCTGGCCGTCCTCGGAGCCGAACACCCGCAGGGTCAGCTTGGCCAAGTCATCGCGTTTCTGGTCAACCTCGCGGATGTCAGAGGCCTCGCCAATGGCGTTGATTTCGTCCCAGCTCATACGGGCATGCCTTCAGGGGTTGGTGCCTGCATGCCTGCGCCAGCCTGCGCCTGCATGGCCATGGCCTGGGCGATGGCTTGCTGCTGCTGCTGGTTCTTCATCTCCTCCATCAGCACGGCACGCTCGGCGGCGGTGTTGCGCACAGACGCTGGCACGCCCAGCTTGTCGGCCAGATAGTCCACCAGCATGTCGGTCTTGATGGCCAGCTGGCCATCGGTGCCCAAGCTCTGGCTGATCTGCATGTACTGCATGATCGCGTTGACCTCCTCCATGTTTTGGGCCATGGCCAGCGGAGCCACCGGGGTAACCTTGACCTCAAGCCCGTTGACGCGCAGGGGCATGTCGATCAGGCCGCGCTCGTCCATGACCTCCAGGATCTTGGCGGTCACCGGGATCATGGTCTCGTTGATCAGTCGGCCAAAGGCAGAGCCTAGGTTCTGGGCCAGCTCCTTCATGCGCTCGACGATCTCGGTGGCCGACCTGGCGCTCATGTTGTCGGGCGGCAGCGACTCGTCCAGTAGGATCCGCTTGACGTTGGAGCGCAGGTCGTTGATCACCAGCTGGCTGACGTTGAAGTCACCGCTGCGGGGCAGGGGCAGCAGGGCCGGGCCTTGTGAGCCGCCATTGCGTGCCACGGGAATGATGGCACCCGGCACGATCTTGACCGTGTTGGGGTTGAGCACACCGTCATCTGCGGCTGTATATACACCAGCAACGGCCAGCGATGCGTTCTTGAGCAACAGCTCAATGGTCTTGTTCAGCGTCTTGATGTCGGGCAGGGCGGTCATCAAGGGGCCACGGCCATAGATCTCACCGGCCACCTTCATGTAGCGGCTGATCACCCAGGGGCTCATCTTGCGGCGGCGGTAGACCAGCTCCTCCTTGGACACCTTGTCGATAACGTGGTAGCAGTAGTCGCCACGCTTGTGGTCGTAGATGGTGGCCTCAAGCAGCTCGATGTCGTCGGTCGGCTTTTGCTCGATGCGCCGGGCCATGTCGTCAGGGATCGTGGCATCAGGCCACTGGCGCTGGATGCTCTCGCCCTTCATGCGCATGCGCCGGTAGACGTTGTCCACCTGGCCGTTGGCCCCTTCCTCGTAGCTCACCAAGAAGAGCGGCACGGGGATGAAGTTGAGCGGCGACACATCATCGCCGGGCTGCACCATCATGCATGCGGTGCCCACAGCCAGATCCAGCAAGAACTCGCCCATGGCGATGTCGAAGTTGGACTGGTTCAGCATGGTGAACATCTTGTCCGAGTACACCTCCAGCACGGCCTGCGCCTGCTGCTTGCGTTCAAACGGGATGTCCGAGCCAGCTTCCAGCTTGGCCCACTTGCGCTGCGGCGGGAAAACGACAGACTGCAGCCGGTTGGCAAAGCGCTGGGTGCTGTTGATGGCGGTCGAGTCGAAGACGCGCTGCATCTTCTTGGAGCCCGTGGCACCGCCCTCCCACACGCCGTATAGCTGGCGCTGGGGCAGGGCAAACTCGTAGGCATCCTGGTAGAGCTGCTGGAACTCATCCTTCTTGGCCTGCGCTGCAGCCTGGCGCTTGAGGATCTGTTCAGGTGTCAGGCGCATGCCGCCCGGTGTGGTCTTGTCGTATTCCATGATCAGTCTTCTTCCTCTTCCAGCTTGGCCTCTTGCATCATCTGCTTGAGACTTTTCACGGGCTTTTCATGCTTGTTCGCGGCCATGTACTTCTCGACCTTCTTGCGCAAGGCAGGCGGCAGCTTGGAAAGCTCGACCTTGTCTTCCATCTCTTGCTCGATTTCGATTTCGATTTTCATTTCTTGCCTTTCTTCATTTGCTCGGCTTCGCTCATGGCGATGGCCACAGCCTGCTCACGGCTGGCCACCTTGTCGCCGCTGGAGCTCTTGAGCTTGCCAGCCTTGTACTCGCGCATGACCTTGGCGACTTTCTCTTGCATCTTCGTCTTCATGTCTTTCATGGCTCAGTCCTCGTCTTTGTTCAGCTTGTACTTGTCGAGCATGTTGCGACCCTTGGCCGCCAGCCTGGCTGCAGCGCCAGCCGTGCGCGGCACGGGTTCACCCCAGGCATTTGCAGCCAGCGCTAGCCGGGTGGGCTTGCCATCGTCATCCACCAGCGGCCCACTTGGGTTGGTGTAGAAGCGGGTCAAGAATGATCCCTTACGTCTGGCTCGCTCTCCCAGGGGCGAAGATTCCTTGACCCCAGGCTGCAGGTTGCCGCTCTCACCGGAGCGCTCAAACTTGCGCCGCCCGGCTTCGGTCAGCCCACCCTCGGGGTCTTTGTACTTGCTCACTGTTTGGCCTTTGCCGCGATCATGTTGTCAACCAGATTGGGGTAGGGTCTACCCGCCTTGGCTGCGCGGCGCATCGCGTTGCGCTTCTCGGCATCGGTGAGCTTTTGCGGCTTGCCGAGATCCTTGGGCCGCGCCTTGTCCCAGACCTCTTTCATGCTTGCTCTCCTGACAGTAGGGGTCTTGTGACCTTGCGAGACACGGCCCCGAGCTTGGCCGCCCGGCGCTCGCCGACCTCGCGCTTGAACGCGCTCTCGGCCTCGGCCTTCTTGGCCGCGAACTGAGAAGAATCAAACTCGTCAACGGTTGGCGCAGTCGGAGCCTCTGGCAAAACAGGCGCTGCCTCGGTGAACTTGGGAATTTCCCTTGGAACGTAATAAGTGACATCGGCGTACTTCTTCTTGCCGTACCAAGTTCGCCCAACCATTTGACGTTCTGTCCGCGCCGTGACAGGGTTTGCCTCGATGTCAGCCAGAGCTGCGCTGTAGTCCTCCAGTTTCTTCTGGTAGGCGGCCTTCTGGGCCTCGTAGGTCGGCAGCAGCGTTTCCTTGTAGGTCGCCATCTGGGCCTCAAACGGCTTCATCTTCTCAGCCACCCCGGCTTGGTAGCCGGTGAAGGCGGTCTGGTACTCGCCGGTCAGCGCATCGACGTTGGCCTTGTACTGCTTGGCCAGCCGGTCGATGTCGGAAGTGCTGCGCCTGGTGATCTGGCGCTGCTTGAACTGGGGTAGGGTGGCCATTACTGCAACCTCATCCCGCCGCCGCTCAGATCAACCGGGATGCCGAGCTCTGCGTCCATGCGCTGGTCAGACAGCAGCGACCGGCGGCCACCACGGGTGCGAGCCTTGAGCGCTGATGCCTCAGACGCTGCGGCCTTGCGGCGCTCTTCGTCGGCAGCGGCCTGCACTTCCTTGGCCTTGCGCTCCATCTCCAGCTTGTTGGTCTGGTAGTTGAGCTGCGACTGCTCAAACTGCTGCCGGGCGGTCTGGGCTTGCTGCTCAAGGGCAGAGCCCTGCTTGGCATACTCAGCCGTCTGCCTGGCCAGCTCGGCACGCATGGCGGCCTGATCGGCTGCCTGCTGATCCAGCAGCCTGCGCTGGTCGTTTTCGGCTTGTTGCCGGGATTTTCGCGCTTGGTCGGCACTGTAGGCGGTGCTCAAAACGATGGCACCAGAGATGAAAAAGCTCATCGGATTTCCTCCATAGGTTCAGAAACTTCCATGCCCAGCTCGGCGTACTCAAACGCTGTGAACATGTCTTCAAGGGTTGGCACATCTGTCTCGTCAGTTGGGTTTGAGTGGATGGTTGTCCAGATCGCATCTTCATGCGTGTAGACCACCCGCTTGGTGCCAGGCTCCGAGATGAACGAAGACGGCGCGGTGTGGGTCTCCAGCCCAAACTCGGTGTAGCAGGTGATGCTGCCCTGGCTGATGATGTTGAAGTGACGATGCCGGTGGATCTTGCCCACCACCACGGTGCCAGCAGGCAGGTGGATCTCACGGGCATAAATGCCAGGGGCCAGCCAGTGCTTGAGCGGTGGCGACTCGTCCATCCGCTGGCCATCTGGCAGCGCTTGGCAGGCCCGTTGAATGGCCATGATCTTCTGCCGCGCTATCGGCGCAGGCAGATTTGCTGGCGGCAATTCAATGATGGCGGTGCTCATACCAAAAGATTCTATTGGTGTTTGGACATGGTGTAATGGCTTGTATATCAGCGCGATATGCGGTCAGGCAAACACATCAAAGTCGGTGCTGGCGCTGGATTGGCCCATGGGTCTGCCGCCGAGCTGGTGGGCGCGGGTCATGCGGTTGTACTCGCCGCCGCCCAGCATCAGGTAGCCAAAAGAGTCGCCAATGTGTGAGTGCTCGTTCTTGTTGGGCGCGTCCCGAAAGCGCTCCTGGCCAGCGCCGACCGCCACCCGCTTGAAGTGGTAGCCACCGGCCAGCGCTTTGCGCAGCAGCTTGCACTCGCGGTTGACGATGAGCCCCGGCTTGCCAGCGATCAGGCGCTGCATGGGCGCTGCCGAGGCCTCGCGGCGCACCTTGAAGTCGTTGCTGGCCGTGGGCTGTGCTCGCAGCCCCAGGGTTTTCAGGTGATCGAAGGCGGTCACCTCGTAGATCGCGTCCCTGGCCATACCAGCCGGGTCGCCCCAGATCATCACTTGGTGGTTGGGGTAGCGCTGATTGAGCTCGCCCAGCAGCTGGTGGCCAAAACGCTCCAGGCCCATGTCAAAAGTGACGATTTCCTGGTGAATCACCCACCGGCCATTGGGCAGCCGTTGGCCAATGGTGGCCGCCGGGGTCAATCCGAAGTCCAGCCCCACCTGGATCGGCACCGTGGGGTCGATTTCGGTGTCGCCAGACATGGTCGAGTCCTCATACTCAGGCCAGACCGGGCGGCCCTCCTGGACGTAGGTGTACTCGCCCCCGGCATAGCAGCGGATCCAGTCCAGATTCTTGCCCAGCAGCATCTGCTGGTAGTAGCCTGGGGGCAAGTTGTGGACGTTCTCGGCCAGAGGGTTGACCTTCCACCACTTTCCGCTGGCAAAGATGTGGTCATTGGCCTCGGGCATGTCAGGCAGATCTTCGACGGCCACCGGCACCACGCCGCCGGGCTGCTTCCAGAACTTCCAGGCGTATTGGCCGGTCATCTTCTCCTTCTCGGCCATCTTGTGCCACCAGTGGTCGTCGTCCATGGGGTTGGTATCCATCCAGATCCCGTGCCAGGACGCACCGCCATCACGCTTGGTGGGGTATCGGCCCACCCGGTGGGTCAATCCATCGATCACGGCCTTGGGCAGCTCCCTGGCTTCGTTGACCCAGGCACCCGTGAGCTCCAGCGAGAGCAGTTTTCGGACATCCTTGGGCTGGTCAAGGGCCAAAAAGATGACCTCGCAGTCGATCCCGGCGGCATCACCGCGAGCTGGCAGCCTGATGTGGTGGGTGATGGGTGGTGTCCACAGCATCGGGCCGAAGGTAGCCTCCGGAAACAGGTCGAGCCAGGTCTTGATGGTGGTGGTTTTCAGCATGGGGTAGCTGTTTCTGACCACCGCCCAGCGCGAATACCGGATGTTGTCCACCGGGCTGGGCTTTTGCTGCACCGCCTTGATGAAGATCTTGCTCGCGCAGCCGTAGCTCTTGCCCGATCCGACCGGCCCCATGATGCCCTGCACAAAGTTCTTGCTCTGGATGAAGTCGTAGATCACCGGCGAGCTGCTGAAGTCCAGGTTCAGCCCAGCCACCGGCACAGACTTGTCCGAGGTTTCCTTGGTTCTAGCCATTACTGCCCCTTGGTGCCACCACGTTGATGTCAATCACGCTGGGCTTGTTGTCGTCATCAGGCGTGTCCAGCAAACCACTGGCCTTGGCCAAGATCCGCAGCACACCCACCTTGTCGTACAGCTCGATCTCGAGCGTCGAATTGCCATCCCGGTCAGCCTTGACCTTGATGTTCTTGATCGCCGTCAGCGCATGCTCTGGGATCTGGTGCGAAGGCTTGACCTTCACATTGCCGTCCTCGTCCCAGGACATGATGTCCGTGATCTTCGTATTGGCCATGCACAGCAGCGCATAGGCCACAGCCTCCCGGTTGCCAGCCAGGGTGGCCGATCTCTCCAAACGCCGCTCAATCGAGCGCGTCCCACCCCAGCCAGCCACGCTGGGTATCTGGCTGGGCGGCTTACGGGTTGCCATCAGAACGGGATGTCCGAATCGTCATCAGCCACAAACGCATTGCCCTTGGCAGCGTTGTGCGCGTCCAATGGCTTGGCTCCACCACCCGGATTGCACAAGTCACCAATGGCCAGACTGACCCAGGTCTCCCCAGCACTCGTCCTCTTCGTCCACGCCGACAGCCAACGCTCCTCACCGTTTGGCAGCATCACCCGACCCTTGTAGTTGGGGTGCTTGTCTGTCGTCTTCTTGTCGTTCTTGAACAGCGATCCGCTGCTCGGTCTCATCTCGTATGCCATCAAAAGCTCCTTTTGGTTGATTGTC